ACAAATATTAAAGGCTCAACTGTAGAAATTTGGCGCGGATTCTTTGATTCTAACTATCAAATTATTACAAGCCCATCTACACAGTTTTTTAAGCGCTATCAAGGCATCGTTTCCAATATTTCAATTACTGAAGATTGGAACGAAAACATCCGCAGCCGTACGGCTACCGCGTCAATCTCTTGTACATCATTCCGATCAATCTTAGAAAACAGAATTGCTGGAATAAAAACAAATTTAACAACTTGGCAACAAAGATACGCATCAGATGCAAGCATGAGTCGCGTCGCGGCAATCTCAGGTCAATACTTTGACTTCGGAGCTCTTCCGTCTTCAGGCTCTCAATCAGATCCAATGCTTGGTAGTGAGTCTGATATAACCCAGGGCGGTTAATGAGATACGCTACAAAATACGACATACCTCATCTTTTGCAAATGATGAAGGCCTATGCTGATGAATCAGGTATAGAAACTTTAAGGCTAAAACAAAACGAAGACCACGTTCGTATTCTTTTCTTGCAAATGATTGCTGGTCGAGGTCTTGTTCTTGTAGATGATCAACTGCGTGGATTTCTTGCGGCTTACATTACAAGCAACTTCTGGAATAGCGAAGTAAAAGAATTGCACGAAGTTGCTTGGTGGGTTAAACCTGATTACAGAGATACATCTATTGGTGGCAGGCTGTGGTTGAGGTTCAACAAACTCGCTCAAGACATGCTAAATCAAAAGCGTGTTGATATTGTGTGTACAAGCCTGATGCCTAATTCGCCAAATATTGATTACACAAGATACAATTTTCAGCCTATGCAAGCGACATTTTTTCGAGAGTAGATCATGCCAGCATCCATTATCTTAGCCGCAATAGGTGTTGAGTTAACGGGCATTGCGTTGGCAGCGGCGACGTTTGCCATCAATTTTGCGGTTTCGTATGTTGTCACTCGGGCTTTTGGGTCTAAGCCTCCACAGTCGCAAGACACTGGAGCGAGACAACAAGTTCCGCCGGCTAACAACAATTCAATTCCGGTTGTTTATGGTGATGCTTGGCTTGGTGGCGTGTTTGTTGATGCGGTTCTTTCTACCGATCAAAAGACAATGTATTACGTTTTGGCGATTTCCTCCATTTCGTCGGACGCATCTGCAACATTCTCATATGACCGCACCAAGTTTTATTATGGAGACCGCCTTGTTACCTTTGATGGAACAGACCAAACAAAAGTTGTTTCGCTTACAGATGGCAATGGCAACGTAGATACAAAAATAAGCGGCAATCTTTACATCAGCCTTTATACGTCTACTAATGCTGGCGTTATAACCGCAGTCAACGGAACTGCCCCTAATGTAACGATGGGTGGCGCAGATATTGCCGCAGCCTTACGCTGGCCGGCATCTGGCAGGCAGATGAATGGTTTGGCGTTTGCGATTGTCAAACTTAACTACAACGCTGATGCTGGAACGACGGGGCTTCTTCCAATAACCTTTTATTGCAAGCACTATCCTAAAGGCGGCAGCGTAGCGAAGCCTGGGGATGTTTGGTACGACTACATGACCGATACTCGCTACGGCGCTGGCATGACTGGTTTAGTGGATTCCGCAAGCGCCACTGCTCTTAACACTTACTCCGATCAGACGATTACTTATACGCCAGCCGGAGGCGGATCTTCCACTCAGGCTCGATACCGAATTAACGGAGTTGTTGATACTGGTAGACCGGTGCTTGATAACGTCGAGAAGATGTTGGAATGCTGCGATTCTTGGATGGCTTATAACGCGGCATCAGGTTTATGGTCGGTTGTTATAAACAAGGCTGAATCGTCCACTTTCTCATTTAACGATACAAATCTTATCGGTGAAATCAGGGTCTCCGCTGTCGATATTAACCAGCAGATCAACCAAATTCAGATTGAGTTTCCGTCGAAGTTAAACCGAGATCAGCCTGATCTGGTTTACATGGAAACACCGGCCGGCCTTTTGTATCCCAATGAACCGGCAAACAGGCAGACAACAACGCTGGAGTTTACGAACGACTCTGTACAAGCCCAATATCTAGGAAACAGAAGGCTAGAGCAAGCCCGAGAAGATTTGATTGTAAACATCACGTCTACGTATCCTGGCATTCAAGTGGATGCTGGAGATGTTGTTGACATTACAAACGCAGACTACGGCTGGACGAACAAACTCTTCCGAGTTATGAAAGTCTCGGAGGCGACAGTTGATGATGGCAATCTTGGCGCAACGCTTGAGCTTTCAGAATACAACGCTGTTGTTTATGACGATGCAAGTATTACAGCGTTTACCGCCGCTCCGAATTCTCAGCTTCCTTCTGCCGGCTACATTTCAGCGGCAAACGCTCCTACCGTTACAAACGCTCAACCGTCGCAGCAACCTCCAACTTTTGATGTTGTTTGTACCATTCCCTCGGTCGGAAGATGCACAAGAATTGGTCTGTACTACACAACGGTAGCAACTCCAGCGGATACGGATTGGAAACTTTGGAACGTCGCTCAGCTTATTAATGGCGCGACATTTACCAACGCTTCAACTTACACTTTTACAGATGTCAATTTAGCGCCAGATACTTATTACTTTGGGTTCTTGGTAGGTAATGATGTTAGCCTTGTTAGGTCGGCTTATTCAGGTGCTTTTATTTGGTCGCCCACCTCGGCGGTTGGCCCAACTGGGCCCACGGGAGGGAATGGACCGACTGGGCCTACGGGCGCGTCTGGCCCGACCGGTTCTTCCGTAGATGTGCAGCGCATCGTTTTTTTACAGCAAAGCCAATCGCTTGGTTACCCTGCGACTCCTGCCGCGACTACAGGTTCTTCTTCTGTGCCCGTAGGATGGACTGCCACGATGCCGACCATTGTTATCGGTCAGACCATCTGGGCCTCTTACGGCAGTTATTCGCCGTCGACAAATCTAACGACGTGGCAGACACCGGTTGCGTTCAACGTCTTTCAATCAATCCTGTCAGACAATTGGAATGGAGGCGTACCGCCGTTTGCACAGTTCTCAGCAAACTTTACGGCGGGAACAACCTCAAGCACGATGACCGTCACTTCGGTAACGACGGGTCGAATATCTGTAGGCATGGTTTTGTATGCCTACAACTACACGCAAGGCATTGAATATTTTGGAACTGTTTCTGCATTTGGAACCGGCTCAGGATTGACGGGTACTTACACCATCACACTAAGCACGACGTTCCCCGTCTCTGTTACCGGATGGGCTGTAACGGGTTGGAATGCAGGAACGGCTGGATGGTATTTAGACAAAGATTCTGGCGCGGCTGTCGTCAATCGTGTTTATTCGCGGGGTCTTGCAAGATTTGAGGGAGCATCCACTGGTTCAAGCGGAGAGCCAGCGGTTGCTATCAATTCGCAATTTTCTCAAGATTTAGGGATCTCTGTTAAAGGCGTTTCGGCGGCAATACAGGCATCTTCAGATAGCGGTTACGGGATACAAGTATCAACCTATTCATCGTCTGCGGTTCGAGCTTCCGCCGGGATTGGTAAAGGTATTGAGGCGTATGGAAACAATGCGGCGGCTTTAGCTGGCTATTTTGTCAACTCATATAACGGAACATCTTTAGAAACAAGGGCGAGTGGCGGAAGTAATTCTCAAGCGGTGTACGCGTTAGCGACCGGAGCTGGAACTAAAGCTATTGTTGGAAGTGTCGCGTCTGGTGACTCAAATTCCAGGTCGGGATTTTTTAGCGGCGCAACATTTGAACTAAATTCAAATATATCGGTGCGGTGGAATGGCTATACGATTGCCGCTCCAGCCGGAAGTACATCGACGTTTTTGCGAAACGATGGAACCTGGGCGGCTGTGGGGGCTGTAGGCCCGACAGGACCCGCGGGCAGTCTTGGCCCGACAGGCCCGACCGGCGCTTCTGGAGCTGTATCTAGCGTTTCTGCTGGCGTTGGCATTTCTGTCAGCACAGCCGGAAGTGCGGTAACTGTCACGAGCGCAATACCATCGTTTGCAACCGCAGCTAGAGGTTCATCTTTTTTTGGTTATCAGCCAAGGGCTGGCGGCACTTTAACGGCGATGAATACAAATCTGAACGGTGGTTTGTATTTCACGACATCAAATTCGATCACATCAGTTGATTTGTATTACGGAAATGTTAGTGAGATTTTGGTCACATATCTTGCCGCTGTTTCTGACAGAACCACAAAGCACGACATACAACCAGAGACAAGAGGGTTAAGTTGGATCAATCAGCTAAAGCCAGTTATCTATCGTAAAAACGCGCATCCAGCTTCTAGATTGCATGGATTTGTTGCAGACGAAGTTGAAGCTATTACCGAAGATGACGAGACGATCATTGTTCCCGATTCAAGAAACATTCAAAATATTGACTACAACCAATTCATTGCGCCGCTGGTTAAGGCTATACAAGAGTTGTCAGCCGAGGTAGAATTGTTGAAACAAAAGATAAAATAGCCCATCGTTGTGCTGAGAGTGATTAGCCAACGTCATTTTACCGAGCGAGGGAAAAGTGGCTGTTTTCAATCGTAATACGCTGACGCAAGTTAGCGGATTTGATAACCAGATCATCGCTGGCGAGCTTGTCTACAATCAGCGAACTTACTGGAATCTTACGCTTAACAATTCAGATGGTACGCCTCGCAATCTGACGGGCGCAACCATTACGAGCCAAATTTTGCGCCGACAGCTTTCCAACGTCCGAGACTCTAGATATGGTTTGACGTTTGATATAGCTGACTATACCCCACCTCCTTCACCTGTAAATCTTACAATCTCCAATTTAAATCTTGCTGGAGGTTCGTTCACTTTAGTGATTGACGAATCGACATGGGCTGTTGTTTCTAACGATGCCCAATTGGATATCAACGCGGCTAATCCTGTGGGATTCTCCGGGAACATTACGGTGGCGATCCCTGCGAGCGGTTCAACTCCAGCTCAAGATCTCATTATTTTTTTATTATTTTTGATTCGTTCTAATGGGGTGACAAATTGAGCATCAACGTCACCTCTGAAAACGATATAACGCTTACAGTCGACCAAGCTAGTCAGCTTACGCTTATTGTCGATCAGGGCGCAATCGGGCCTACGGGGCCGTACGGGCCCACGGGTCCGGCGGGAAGCGGGATCGTCTTAAAAGGTGTGGTTGCAACCGTTGGGGATTTGCCTTCGTCGGGGAATCAGCCGGGAGATGCTTACATAGTTTCCGCGAATGATCATTTATATGTCTGGAGCGGATCTTATGGCTTGGATTGATGCGGGTCAATATGTTGGACCCACTGGCCCAACGGGGGCGACCGGCGCTTCTGTTACGGGGCCAACAGGGGCCGCGTCTACCGTTCCTGGGCCCACAGGTCCGCAGGGTGGCGTTGGGCCGACGGGGGCTTCCGTAACTGGCCCCACGGGTCCGGCATCTACAGTTCCAGGCCCGACGGGTCCGCAGGGTGATTCCATTACCGGCCCGACGGGTGCTGCGTCGACGGTTCCCGGTCCTACGGGACCGCAGGGTGATGTTGGGCCTACAGGGGCATCCATTACCGGGCCGACGGGAC